AGTTCATAATTTCTGGAAATATATATTTTAGTAAATTCAATTCATCTAATGTATTTAGGTACTTAGCAAAGACATCTCCTGACTGAGATGCTGCTTTCATTATTTCATCTTTAATTCTTTCAGGTGATAAATCTTGAATACGATATGAAGATTTCTTAATAGCTTTCTTTGTTTTTGGTTCTATATCAAAATCCAATTTAGCTGAAAAACGAGCTGCTCTTAACATCCTTAAATAATCTTCGCCAAATCTTTTATTAGGATCACCTACAGTTTTTAACACTTTGTTTTTAATATCTTTTTTACCATTAAAATAATCAATAATATTACCATCTTTATCAATTGCCATTGCATTAATTTGAAAATCTCTCCTTTTAGCATCATCTTTAAAAGAGCTTGATATTTTTACAGTATCAGGTCGTCTACCATCTTTGTATGTGCCGTCTTGGCGAAATTGCGCAATCTCAAAATTATAAGACCCTTGCTTAATAACGACTATGCCAAACTGTTTTGATTTGCCTATATCATGAGTTTTATATAATTTACTTATTCTATCCATAGGCATATTAGTACATATATCAATATCATGTGGCTGAATACCTAACACAATATCTCTAACACATCCACCTACAATATAACATTTAAAACCTTTCTTATTAATAGTCTGTAATACTTTTACAGCGGATTTTAACATCTTATTATTATTAATATATCCGGTCCAATCTTTTATATTATTTTCATTTAAGTAATTTTCAAGTCTCATAGTTTCTTATGATACATTATCACAAAAATACCATCCTCTATATTGTTTATATTTACCACTTTTAACATTTCTAAAATTTCCAGAATAATATTTATTTTCTCTACAAAATTTTTCTAGATTTTCAATAATTAAAGATCTGCCATCTTTATGTTTTAAAATCCATTTCTTAATAGATGGATGATTATCACTTTGAGTAAAAGATTTAATTTTATTTATTGTTTTTTGTGTATGTTTTTTACCAAAAAATGGATTTAATTCACCACTATTTGCTTTTGAAATTTTATCTCTATATTTTTGATAATTCATTGGATTATCTTCACCACCATGAGTTAAATTATAACCATTTTCTTTAACATATGATTTTTGTTGTTTTATATAATAAATTTCTTTTTCATTTAATTCTTTTTTAGTTTTACATTCACAAATAATTTCCCATAAAAAATTATCTTTACCATATTTTCTAATAGCTTTATGAAAATAACAATTATCACTTTTTTTCAAACTTTTATAAATATGCCCAGATTTTCTTTTATTAATTGTTAATATTGTTTGACCAATATAACATTTGCCATTTATTTTATTTGTTACTTTATAAATTACCATTTCTTATTTTATATATTTATCAACCATTTCAGTTATATCTTTAGCTTTTGTAGTCTTGTATTCTTTTTTATTTACATCATTTCTACCAAAACCCCTTCTTTGATCAACATGACTAATTTTTTTTCGTGCTATATTTTCAGGATCGGTATCAAATCCTTTAGTATCAGTCCATCTCATATGCTTAAACATTCTATCACCATATACAGGAATCATTGTTAATAAAGTCTTGTCATAATTAGACATTCTATGCATACCAACACATCCATCAAATTCATCCCACATAAAATCATCAACTTCAATATATTTAACAATTTTAACACCTGTTTTTGGCTGTTCTACATAAATCTTTTTATATTTAGGACCAATAATAATATTTCCTGGTGGATAGTCATCATCACTTGCTATACCACCTGTATCTGGATATCCTTTAGTTATAGTAGCTTCTATTAGTTTTTTAAATCTCATTATTTTTATCTCAACATAGTTTTAATATCAGAGATGATATCATCTCTTGATTTAGCTTTAGGAGCTCCTTCTATATGGTCTATATAATCTTTTGGATACCATCTCTCAAAATCTGCTCCAGACAACATATCATAGACTTTATCTTCTATTTTATTTGATTTACTACTTCTTGCTTTTAGTTTTTCTGTTAAATATTTATTTGTAGTTTCTTTTATTTTCATATTTTATTAAGCCTCTATATAATTTAAAATTTTACCTAATAATTTCTTTTTATCTGATTTACTTAATTCACCTATACCATCAACCCAACCTTTTGCTGTTTGTTCTGTGGTATCTTTGCCCATTTTATTTTTAAATTTATTAACAAAATCATCAATTTTATTTTCATTCAAATAGTCTGTTATCTTATCTGTTATGTTCATATTATTCTCCATTAATTTATTAATTATGCATTAATATTAATTCCATGTCTATAAAACCACCATCATATAATTCAAAATCACCAGTATTTCTCCACTTCTCTCCTTTTTTTGTCCAATACTCTGAACTATATTTACCAGGTGTTTTACCTTTATATGTATATCCTTTCTTTTTAAGTATCTTAATCAAAAATGGAAGTGATTCATCAAAGTTACCATATTTATCTAATTTTTTCCAATCAGCGTTTGATAGATCACTTTTCTTAACCTTTTCAGTATATACTGTTGAAGAACTTTCATTTATATATTTTTTAAATCTCATTTATCACCTCTTATTATATTTATATAATTAACCCTCTAATTTATACTTCTGTAATTCAGTTACTATATCCGTCATAATTTTTTTCATTATATCTGTATAACCTTTACCAAGAAAATTTAAATTAGTCACATTAGTTATTGCCTTGTGGCCACCGCTCTGACTCATAACAATATCCCATGCACTAATACTTATTGTATCTAATATTTTCTTTTGTTTGAAACTAAGATCTTTATATTGTTTATTAGTAATATCTTTTATAATATCCTTCCATTTACCTGTCTTCTCTAAATCAATTCCTTTTATTTGATCATTAGTAAATGAATTAATAAGGTCATCAAATGTATATCCTATAGAACCAACTAAACCTTTTTTAAGTATATCAGATTCATAAGTTCTTTTTAGATATGATAAATTAATATCTTTAGATAGTGCACTTTTATATTTCAACATTACTTTACCTAATACAAGTTTACCTAAATGAACTGGCGTATCTCCGCCTTTAAATGGATTTTTAGAAGCTTGAATTAATCCCATAGGCCATCCTATGCAAAGGAAGTCCACTGTAGGGTGATTTTTAAATACTGTATACCTGTCGTATTGCTTACCTTTTCCCATTGCACCACCACCGTATTGGCAAACTGTGTTACCTACTTCAATAGACTCACCACATTTAATATTCTTTATATCGCTTAATTTGCCTACTTTTGATTTTCCTTTTTGTTGTGCGTTATATGCTGCTTGATTTCTTTCTATTTCTTCAGGAGGATTGTACCCCTCTTTTTTAGCTAAATTGACTATTGTAGTATATATTGATATAAGAGATGGTTTAGCTGTCATTACTAATTTATCAAGAAATCCTTTTTTATTTTTATAAGAAAGAAGCAATTTATTAACAACAAGACCCATTGCTTTATGATTTTTCTCTATTGATATTTTTTTATCTACTTTAAATGCTGCTCTCATAATATCATCAGGAGTTAAATCTTGTGATGCAAAATCGGCTGAATCAACTGTTGATATAATTTGTATATCTCTTGATGGAAATATATCTCTAGGTGATATAGTCATTGATATATGTGATACATTAGCTGGTGATTTAATAAAAGATACTGACATATCTTTTGTTGCTCCTATATGTTCAGAATCATGATGATCGGTCCATATTTGAAATATAGGTTTAGCATGAGCAAAATCAACCGCATAAACTAGCATACCCTTTTGTGGTGCTTGTACTGCAAATTCTAAACCTCCATATTGTATCATATGACAATCTACAGTCTTTATTTTATACTGTTCTAAGTAAGCTTTCATGCATATTGCAGATGTAACACCATCAGTATCTTGATGATAATAGCATACAGCTTTATTAAAAGTCTTTGCCCATTTTTTCATGTTTCTTATACCTGATTCATCAAGTTTATCAGTACTATACTGTTCTAATTTTTCTATTATATTCATATTATCCCCTCTTTTATTTTTTATCTATTAATATGGTTTACCAGTAACAGGATCTAATTTAATACCTCTCCAATCCTTAGTTATTTCAAATCGTTCATTTTTATAATCAAAAACTAATACTTGATGATCTAATTTAATATTAGTTGCACCAAATTTTATTAATTTTTTTGGTATATCTTTAAAATCATTAAGATTGGGTTTTGCTTCTATTAAATATTTATTTATTTTGTTTGTATGTTCATATTATCCCCTCTTATTTTAATATTATTTCTATAACATATTCATCTTCAACTTCTGTAATGTTAGTCTTTTTAATCTCTTTATATGCTGATTTTATTTTAGATATAGCTTTTTTAGCTTGATCATATGTACTTCCACCATTTGATATAAACTCTAAAGATTTTTTTGTCTTTTCATCAAAAAAAAATCCATATCGTTCTATACCCTTTATAATAGCATTTTCTATTGGTGTTGTTTTAATATCCTTTTCTGTTAAATATTTTTCAAATCTCATATTAACTCCTTTTATGCATAAAATTCAGCAAGATGTTGCCATCTATCACTACCAGATAATTTACATTTAACTCCATTTATTAATGTTCGTATATCAACAGTTATATCATTTTGTTCATGTTTTTCTCTTAAAAAATCTAAAACTGTTTCTTTTGTATTTAAATCAACATCTGGTAAAATATTTTTTAAAATTGAAGCCATTCTATTAAAAACATCTTTTGCTTTTAATGTGATATCAATAACAAAAGATCTTGATTTTATAGCACTATCCATTTTATCTTCACTAATATTTGAAATAAAAATAACACGACCTGTAAATCCAAATGAATTTGGATATTTAATTTTTGCATTTTCTGGATCTGTTGATAATTTTGTTTCTATTTGATCATAAAGTTCTTGTTTTTGTTCAGCATCTAATTTTGATACATCAACTGTTCTAGGAGATATCCAAGAAATAACTCTTGTATCATATGAATCAACAGAAGCTTTTAACATATTAATAGTATCTTTATTACCAAAAATAGAATCAATATCATCAAATACTATTAATTTATCTCTGTTTACAAACAAAGAAGAATAAAGACCTAAAGGACTTGATTTACCTTTTATTAAAACCCATTTATCTCCCTGTGGTCCCAACATTTTCTCAATCTCTTTTACAACTGTATACGTATTATGATGAATAAAACCTAAATGATCTTGATATAAATGATTTTCTGTATCTATTGCTAAATCATATATATTTTGAACACCAATATCATCAATTTTTTTTATTATTTTATTACCATTAATATTATATACAATATCATTAACTTTTAATTCATCAGCAAATATAAGACCATCTAATATTTTTATAAGATGCTTTTTTGCAATTCCGATAAATGTATTATCATTAAATGTTATTTTTAAAGACTCATCTATTTTAAGTATCATTGAATTAACTTTAACCATATTACCATTTTCATCTTTTATAGATATTAATGTATTTTGTTTATACAATTGATTTGGTATAAATATATGCCCTTCTTCTTTTTCTATTTTTTTAAATATATCAACTATCTTCATTTATAAACTCCTTACATTTTTGTATTTCTTTATTTTTATTTTGTCTATAATCTCGTTCTTTAATATGGAAAACATCATATCCATTTTCTATTATTAATTTATCTCTTTGTTTATCTTTTTCTATATTACCCCTTACTTCTCCATGCCAATAATCACCATCAAATTCAATAACCTTATTTACGTCTTTAATAAAAAAATCAGGAAACACAATATTTCTATCCTTAAATAATATCATATATTCATTGTTATTTCCTGATACATCTTTTCCTTTTCGCTTTCCTAATTGTGCAAAATATATATCTTTAAAATCATTTTTTATTTTTTCATATAATTTCCAAAATAAGTCTTGTGATATTTTTGAAAAACTATTTTTAAACATCTTTGCTTTATTAATTCTTTCAATTTCTTCTGGAGATTTAGACTTTAGTGTATTCTGCCATATTTTTTGACGTTCTTTCCAAACTTTTAAACCTCTTTTTTCACCATATTTTTCGATACACTTCTTTAAGGAAAATGTTGATTGTCTTTCACTTAATAACTCTTTAGCTTGTTTATCAGTATATCCCTTAGACAACCAATATTCTATCTGTGTTGGTATAAAAGAATTATTTTGTCTTGATTTCTTTCCATTTTCTATTTGTTTTTCACTTATTTTATATTTTGCTTGTTCTTTTGAATACCCCTTATTTAACCAATATTCTTCACAAAAAATAGAATTTATTCTATTATTTTTATTAAGTTTTTGTAAAGCCTCATGTCTTTTATAACCTTTATTTAACCAATACTTTATAGTAGATGGATTATCACTAACATTGAATCCTTGTTTTGATTTACTTTCTTTGGTATGTTTTTTACCATAGAATGAGTTGTTCTTACCTTTAGATTGACATGAATGACTACAAAATAAACCTTTTCCTTTTGCTAAATAATATACATTTGTTAAATATTTTTCTCCACATTCTTTACAGGACTCTTGTATCTTATATATTGAAGTTCCTTTCTTATAACATCCCTTATACTTACCATTCTTAATTTTAACTAATTTTGACATTATTTCATCTGTTATTTTCATAAAATTTTTCCCTTATAATAATATTTTTCTACTATTATTTAGATAAAAAAAGTAAAAATGAATAAAAAAATTATAAAGGGAATTCAACGTCCATTTCAGTTTCACCACAAAAACACTTTCCAATACCAGCCATACCTGTTATTAATAAAGATTTTTGAACACCGCTACCAACCATCTTAATTAAATCCTCTAAATCATCAAATATAATATTTGGGTCAGCTACCTTTTTCTCTTTTAATAATTTTTTAGCTTTTTTTACATCCTCTGATTTAGTTGAATTTTCTTTAACACCTTTGGAAACTTTTATCTTCCCATTTTTTTTATCTAATAATTTAGCTTTTTTTACTAAAGAAGCAAATTTTGGGTCATCAATATCAATACTATATTTTTCAGCATCAGCAATTCTTTTATCACCATAATGACCTTTAGCTGCCATCTCTGATAAAGAAGTAGATGGTTTTTTAATAAAGTCAGAGATCATTTTTATAGATTGAACAATATTATAATCTTTTGGTATATCAAGATTAAAATCTGGTTTTTCTAATGTTTTCATATCGTTCCATACATCTATAGAGCTAAGTGTATTAGATTTTTTATTATTTTCCCAATTAAATCTTACTAATCTGCCATTATCAAGAACATATATCATTCCTATACCAGACGCGCCGCCTTTACTATATCTTTCAAAATTATTACCTTTACCACCAAAAGGATGAAATTTAAATCCAACCTTATTTCCTAAAACTTTAATAAGTGATTTTACAGCCTTTTCTAAATTTTTATTACCAAATGATGCTTCGTTTATTATAAATTTTTTTAAATCTCATATTATTTCCTCTTTTTTATTATATAGCTTCAGATATTTCTTTTAATACAACAGGCAATATTTTTCTGTTAAATAATTTTAAATTTCATCACTCATACCTCTTGCTTTATCTAATATTTTTTCAATCTCAGATTTCTTTTTCTTTTTCTTTCGTCTTAATATCTTACCATTCTTAACTGGTTCGGATTCTACGTCGCCGGCTACTATTGATTCTATATATTGTTTAAATTTCATATTATCCTATATAAGCAATAACTTCATATTTGCCTGATTCCATTTTATAATATGACAATGAAAGCTTAGCATTCGTTATTACAAGGTATCTATTTTTACTATCTTTTGATGATAAATCACCTAGAGTAAAATCAACTCTTTCTGTCTTTTTTATACCACCAAGAAGAAGACCATCCCATATAGTATCATCTTCTTGTAATGGTACAATGCTATATTTTTCAAGTATATCAAATAAAGGTTGTAATGGTATCTTTTTAAAGTACGTTGGTTTTAAGAATTTCTGTATTTCACCATTAATTTTTTTCTTTATATTTGATTTTAAAATACTAGATTCATTCAAGTACTTAGCTATTATTTTTGTTATTTTCATATAATCTCCTCTATGATACTTTTATAAATTCTGATGAATTACTTCCTTTTGATGATGATCCTGTATAAAACTTTGTTATAATATTATCAGCTAAGCTTTTGTTTTGATTAAGAAAAGATCCTATTTCTAATGAATTTATTATTGACATCCAATATCCTGTACGATCTTGAATATTTTTCTCTCTATCAGACCATCCCTTAGCTATATCATTTTCTGAAAAATTATGGCCACATTGTTTCCATAAACTAGAAACATATTCTTTTAATTTATTGTCATCTATTGATGATATACGACTTTTACTCATTTGTGATATTTTATATTTATCAATTACATCTTTTTTAATACTTGATGGCACTTTACCACCACGAGCAGCTTTACCACCACCTATAATTTCTCCTGTTATTGGAGCAGCTTTAATAATTCTAAAACTTCTGAAATTTATATTAGCTTTTGATGTATTTATTATTATACCTGTAGGAAATGGAGCATTTTTTCCTTTTGGTTTACTTATTCCTTTATATTTTATTATCTCTGGTTTTTCATCAGGTCTATACCACTCAACAACAGGTGAAGAAGTTGATTTTTTTAATGATATACCAACAACATCACCACTTTTTAAACTTTTTGATATGTATTGATTTAATTCAATTAATGAATCGAATGATGGTATAGATGTTTTAGATGATGCCCATATATCTGAAGGATTCCATTTGTCATTAGCAAGACTAATGTTATCTCTTTTCTTTAATTTATTGAATTCATTATATATTATATTCATAAAGGACACACCTCTATAAAAAGTATAATTATTTTTCTTCATCCATTTTGATTTTTTTAAAGCATTTGTAGATCTTACAACAGCTTCAACCCATTTATTAGGATTGTCTAATACAAATTTATATAACTCATTGTATCCAGTATCAATATCAACATATCTATCAAACGCCTTTCTAAAAAGAGCCTCATCTTGTATATCTTGTATAGTAATTGCTTTCTTTTTAATTTGATATATACCTAGACCAATACAATGTAAACATTCCTGTAATCTGGTTGTTTTTGAAGCATTTTTTGAAGCTTCAAATATTAAATATCTTTTAAATCTCATAGTTATCCTTTTATAGTTTGTAAATATTTATTAATTTTTTTAGTTATATCTGATATATTCTTAAATTTTGATTTTCTAAATTTCTTTTTTATTGAAAATGATTTAGTAAACTGTTCTATTACACCATCAGCATTAATATGAAACATTGCATATCTTGAATTTTGTAATATACCATTTGGCCAATCTTTTTTATCATCAAGAGATAAATTTAATATTATAGAAGTCCTATCATCACCACCCAATGTAGAAATCTTAACATTTACAAAAGGAGCTTTAATATTTTTTAATAAGTCTTTTTTAATATCACCAGCAACTTTTACATTAAATAATGACACCATCTGTTCTGTTATATATTGTTTAAATCGCATGCTATCTCCAATTCTTTTTTATAAATTTTATATAAGGATATTTTTCTAGTCCTTTATGATATTTATTAAATCTTTCTTCAGATTCATCTGATTTCAGACCATAAAAACTAAATGATTTACAATAATTTTTAAGATATAAAGCTTTATCATTACTTAAATAAGACATATATTCTAATATATGAGTTAATTGAGTTTTTAATATCCCTGATTTGTTATCAAGCCATGCTAATAAATTATATGGCATGACTTTATCTATACGTCTTAATATGTAGCTATAAATCTGTAAATCTTTTTTTGATGTTTGTATTACAAAATAATGCCAATCGGTACTGTCAAAGTCTATTAACAATGATGCTAACATTTTTTGCTTTCTTGTTTTAGTAACTTTAGCAAAAAGATTTTCTATTTGATCTACTCTTTCTATAGCTCTATCATGGCCAACCATTTGACGGTCATTATAAAAAGACTTCTTATCTTTTTTTAGCTTATCAAATTTAAAACTATGTCTTAATTTGATAACTTCTTCATTTAAATATTGCTCAAGTCTCATATTATCCTTAATTTATTTTTTCAATAAATACTTCTAAATGATCACGACTTATAAATCCACCAAGACCTCTTTTATAAGGGTCTTTTACAATATCTTTTGATATTCCATAAAGATTTTTATCCAATCCTTTCATATCTGTATGTTTTTGTTTTTTGAATAATTTTTGAAAATCACTTGTATGTATCTCAATCCATGAACCACTTCTTCTTTTTATCATATTATTTGGAACATTTTCAAAATGTGTCCATATCCATCCAGAATATGTAAATTTTTTTCTATTATTTTTTATAAATTTTTTTAATCTTTTATTTTGTTCATCTTCTGTTTCACCTTTTTTAAATGGCACTTTCCATGCCCATAAAAAATCTTCAATATAAGGCCATGTAAAAGCAAATATACCTTTATTGGCTGGAGCTTTATGAAAATTCTGGCTAATACCATATTTCTTTTGATCTATTTTTGATAATCCACCATAACGAACAAAAATAATTGATTTAGATTCATTTAAATATTGCTCAAGTCTCATATTACACCATTATATCAATATTAAGTTGCTTTAATTTCTTTTTTATCTTTTCTTTTAATTTTGGTGGAACATTTGATGATTTATAAATAGTAGGTTTTGGATTCCAGTTCTTTGTACTACCTTTTTTAGCTATCTTTCTATCATCATCAATATATACCGCATCCCATCCACCATTTATTAATTTCTTAGTCAATATAGCATATACTACAGCATCAGATACGTTTTGTGTATCACCATTTGTATCTGTTGCTTTTAATCTACTTCCAGAATATACTATCATGAGATCCTTATCCTATTTATTTAATTCTTTTTAATGACCCGTCTTTTTTTACTAACAAAGCAAAAAATTCTATAACAGGTATTGTTTCATCATCAGATATATGATGTATTTCTTTAATCTTATTTATTATATTTTGTGGTAATTCATTCTCTATTGATAAAAAATCTTTAAGATTTTTTAAATCATCATCTATGAGCCTGCATCTGCGATACATACCTGATAAAAGATACCTTAATACTATTTTCTTTTTCCTTTGTGAAACTGTACCTGTTATATCATTACCAGATCTTTCTACATATATTTGATCTATTGGTATACCATGTTTACGAAATGTATTTAAAAATACTTCTTTATCATCAAAATCTGCACGAGCTGTTAAAAATACTATCTTGGACCCTCTGTCTTTAATGTTCTTAATCATTCTTTTTATTCTATTAACTGTTTGGGGAATTGGTATTGATGTCTTATTAAATATTTCAGCACTTCTAAATTCATCAAAATTAAATGATTCATTTGGTTTAAGTTCATATGTATTAAACTCTTGATTATCAAGCTCTTTAATTACTTTACCATTTTTAATTACTTTAATTTTAGCAAACGTGTTAAACAATGTTTCATCAATATCAACCATTGTGATTCCTTTGCCATAATTAGATGCTAATTCCGTTAAATAATTTTTAAGTCTCATATCTCTATTTATATAATATTTATATTCTGTAAACCTTTAAAAGTATTTTTATTAATCTTTTTTGATAACACTATATGGTATGTTATATTAGGAAATGTTTTAATTATATCAATAAAATCACTTATAGCATCATCATATCTACCTTTCATCATTCTTATACCTTTGTTATCATTTAAAAAATAATTGTCCTGATGAAAATCAAATCCACAAATCCATATATCATGAAGTCCTAAAGTTTCTGATGCCCACAATACAGCATATATACCTGTATTCTTTATGGTCTTATATTTTATATGATATTCTTCAGAAACATGTATCATTTTAACATTTAATATATTTTCATAATAATCGGTATATAACTTTATTTGATTATCAGCATATTTTAATTTTGGAAATATAGTGGACCTAGCATAAGATTCTTTAATGTTAAATAAATCATAATATTTTTTATCTAAAGCCCCTTTAATCATACCATTAGTGAAATGATAAACATTTTTATCTTTTAGGATATCCCAAAAATATTCAATCTCTGGGCTAAAATTATCTACAAATACACAATTGTTAGCATATTTTATTACTTCTGATAATCTTTCTAATGACTTGCCTTTACCTAATATAATTATTTTGTCCATAATTTAATATTATTTATAAATAATAGCAATAAAAATATAAATATCAATGTGATAAATAAAATAAAGGAGATCGTATAATGAATGATATTATTGATAAAATAGATTTAACTATGGGTACATTAACAGAGGAAACAGCTTATCAAAAGTTTTTTAAGAAAAAACTTAAAGAATTTAATGTAACATCACCTGCAAAACTTTCAGCCGATAAGAAAAAAGAATTTTTTAATCAGATCGAAAAAGAATGGACTAAAGACAAGGATTAATATGATAGGCATTGAAAATAAAATAGCCAGGTATTTGGAAGATAAAGATATTATTATGGAAAGTGGTATTAAAGATGCTATTAAGAAAAAGATTGACAAAAAGATTATCAATTTTTTAATTTCAATTTATTTAAAAGAGATTGATAAAAGTGCTGTAGATCAACAAAGAGAAAAGGATATTTCTAATAGAGAAAAATATAATATCATTATCTATGAAATTGAAAATAAAGGTCTTAAAGGGCCTGATATGCTAGTTATTAAGAATGAATTAAGAAAGAGATTAAGCTTAAAATAGGTGTTATATGAAATTTTATGAGTATTTGAATGAAGAAAAGGATGTTACAGCCGATATAATAGAATTTTTCTTAAAAAATTCTAATCCAAAAGATGATGAAATTCATAATCTAGCTGATGAATTAGGGATAAATAAGCATAAATTTGAAGAAGTAATATATAAATTATTAGGTTCATTCTTTGGATCAGGTAGGTCTAAAGACTTTAAAGGAACATATGATGACAATGAATTGAGTTTAGGTATAGATATTGAAAAAGAGCATACTTCAAGCCCTGTTATTGCTGAGCGTATAGCTAAAGACCATTTGGCAGAAATAAAAGATTACTATACTAGACTTAAAAAGATGGAAGAAGAAGCTGGTATAAAGGATTAACTATGAGCATATTAGAACAAATTGACAATTATATTGATGGTGATGAAGACTATGACGATGAGACATTTAGTAAGATGGCTGATTTCTTAATATCTTTGACTAATGAGCAAGAAGATATGATGTCAGATGAACAACGTATGATGCTTGAATCTATATATGATGAGCTTGATTTTGATGATATTGATATGCATGAGATTAGACTAGCTCAAAGAACCAAGTCACAAAAACGAATGCAGACTAAACGATATTACAGAACTCATAAATCAGCTATAAAAAGAAAGAAATCCAGATTTAAAAGAAGTGCTGCAGGTAAGCAACGGTCAAGAATGACAAATAGAATGGCTAAATCTGGGAAAACTGCTACGGGTCGGAAAATCGTAAAGTACCATTAAATATAAGTATATCAGGTAATTATGAGATTTAAAAATTATATAACAGAATATGGCATACCACCAGGCACTAAGGTAGGATTTGACAAAAAGATTTTTAAAAAAATTGTTGATCTTATAGTATCATTTGATCCAGAAACATTAACAGAACAACAAAGAAATAATATTCTTAATATAATTTTAGCATTTGATATGCATACAGATACAGAAGAAATTAAAGAAGATGAAACCTTCGATAAAATAAGCAAATTATACCTTCCTAAACTTAACAAATGGTACAACACCCACAAAGATTTTTTCGATAAATCCAGTTTAATAAAAATAATTTAACAAAAATATCATAAATAATTATAAATACTAATGATAATAATTTTATAAGGAGCAATTATGGCACAAGAATATAATAGACTTGAAGGATATAATTTAGACAAAGGAAGCTTAAGTAATGTAGGTGTTAATGAAGAAAATACTGGATTGCCTGGATATCAAGCTGAAATTAACAGTCTTTTTAATACAATAACAGGATATACTAAAAGTGCTGAAACAGCTATTAATAGTGACAATATAAAATTAGGAAAAAAAATATTAAGTAATGTTAAAAGGGTTATAGATAGTTTAATTAAAAAAATATAAGGAGTAATTATGGCACAAGAATATAATAGACTTGAAGGATATAATTTAGACAAAGGAAGCTTAAGCAATGTTGGTATAAGTGAAGATGATAATAATGATTTATCTGTTAAATATAAAAGAATTAGAAAATTAATTGATGGTGAAATGAAAGATTTGAAAATAGCTATTAAAAAACTTGATGATATGCAAAAAAAAGACCAAAACAGTAAAAAAATAATATCTATATCAAAAGGTTTATATGAAAGATTAAGAGATGCTTCAATGCTAAATTATTAATATGTCTTATAATATACCAATTGAAATTATGAGTAGTATATATAATCTTGAAATGATAACAGCTATAAAAAATAATATAAAAAGATCTAAATGTTCTATATCAAAAGAGAAATTATATGAACTTTATGAAAACCCAGTTTAATCCAAAAAAGCATACAATATATAATCCTATAAATAAAGATAAATATGTTGGGTCATATCCTTTAATAGCAAGATCATCGTGGGAACGAACTTTTTGCCAATGGTGTGATAATAATTCAAGCATTATTAAATGGAATTCAGAGGATGTTATTATTCCTTATTACGATCCAGTAAAACGAAAGCAAAGGAGATATTTCCCTGACTTTATGATAAAAGTTCGTGATAAAAATGATGATGATAAAATTTATATTGTTGAAGTAAAGCCATATAATCAAGTAATGGCCCCTAAAGGTAGTAAGAATAAGAAGCAAAAAACTATAATATCTGAAAATGCAATATATGCAACAAATAATGCTAAATGGAAAGCAGCTGCAGATTTTTGTAGAAAGCGTGGATTCATATTTAAGATTATAACAGAGAAAGAGTTATATAAATGAAAAAAGAATTGTTAGAAAAATATATCACAAAATATATAAAAGATGGTAAATGGTAATATAAAAGGTAGCGAAAAATATTATGGCATTAAGAGTACTATATAAAAAAAGAATAAAGGGTGTCACTCTAAAGTCAGGTCATGTGTATGTCTTCAGATATTCTGCATGGGAAAATGATCCAATACCATTATATTTTCATATGTATAGTTTTAGTGGCACGCATCCAAAAACAGGTCGCCAGTGGCGTTTTTGTCAGGGCGTGAATCTTAATTACCTTCCCAGATCTCAAAGAAAAAGGTTTGTAAAAGAATGGGTAAAGGTACTTAAACGTACTAAAGGTGATATGAAGCTTACATGGCGTATTGTTAAAACTTATTATCCTTTTATGGATATTGCTGTAAGAAGATATTTTTATAGCCCTACATATTACATAAAAAATCTTAAAGAAGTGCCATTTGATGATTTAGAGAAAGCTGTTGTAGGTAGTTTTCATAAAGACTTTTCTAAACAAGCTCTTAGAGGACTTGCTAGTAAATATAAAAAGGTTAAAAAAAGAGGTCTATTTGGTAGTCTTAAAGATATTTTTGGCGGAAAAGTATAAATAACTTTATAGAAGGTATAATATTTGAAAACATATATAACATTTTATCAGGGTGAAATTCGAGCAGTTGAAATTACTATAAGAGATCAGGATGATGATGATTTTGATCCTTCAGGAGCATATTTTAGTGTTGTAGATAGTGATGGTACAACAGTTAAAGCTGAAGCTGATTGCCTGGTTACTGAAAATAAAATTTATGCTTTAGTTAATACGGAAGTTACGGCTACTGTGGATGAATATGAGATAGTGTGGCGTATAGTCAAAGATAGTTATACTTATTATCATAAAACTAAATTAAATGTGGAGGAATTATAATGCTAAATTTTGATAACACATCAGATATTTTAAATTTTGAATTAAGATCATATAATACTGACCATCCTTTATATAAGATATTATTGGATTGGATTGAAACTTTTACGGTAGGCGATATTTTTTAATGAAAAATATATTTAATAAAATCGGGATAATATATGAGTAGATATAGCTTTAATGGGCGTGCAAGAGACTCATATGGTAACATTAAATCTGGTATTGATGTAACCATATATTTAACAGGAACTACTGATGCTGCTAAAGTATATACATCATATACTGGTGGTATTGCTATTGAAGTAGCTCCACAGATACAATCAGATAGTTATGGACTATTTCAATTCTATGTTGATAATACTGATTATAGTACATCACAATTATTTGATATTGTTGTTAGTGACATAACATATGATAAAGTTGATATAATAAGACAAGGGCCAAGCGGTTCAAGTGGTACATCTGGTACTGCCGGAACAAGTGGTACAAGCGGTACTGCCGGAACAAGTGGTACAAGCGGTACTGATGGTACTTCAGGGACAGATGGTACTTCGGGTACTGACGGTACTTCGGGTACTGACGGATCTTCTGGTACAAGTGGAACAACAGGTACTAGCGGAACATCTGGTACAACAGGTACTTCAGGGACAGATGGTACTTCGGGTACTGATGGTTCAAGTGGTACAACAGGTACTAGCGGAACAAGTGGAACAAGTGGTACTTCGGGTACTGATGGTTCAAGTGGTACAACAGGTACTAGCGGAACAAGTGGAACAAGTGGTACTGATGGTTCAAGTGGTACTGATGGTTCAAGTGGTACTGATGGTTCAAGTGGTACTGATGGTTCAAGTGGTACAACAGGAACATCTGGAACAAGCGGTACAACAGGAACTTCAGGAACAAGTGGTACTGATGGTTCAAGTGGTACAACAGGAACATCTGGAACAAGTGGAACAAGTGGTACTTCGGGTACTGATGGTTCAAGTGGTACTGATGGTTCAAGTGGTACAACAGGAACATCTGGAACAAGCGGTACAACAGGAACTTCAGGAACTTCAGGAACAACAGGTACTAGTGGAACAAGTGGTACTAGTGGTACATCTGGTACATCTGGAACTAGTGGTATTGATGGTGATACTGGTGGTGCTGGTAGTCCTTATATATTTAGTACATCTACTAGCGCTGCTGATCCAAGTACAGGTTATATAAGATTTAATAACGGCACATATCCTAGTGTTACTGAATTGTATATTGATATAGAAGATAGAAATAGTGTTAATATTTCAGGTTGGCTTGATACATGGGATGACAGTACTAATCCAAATAAAGGTGTTACAAGAATATGGAAAGACCATGATTTAACAACATTTTGTATATATAATGTCAAATCAATAACTACACCTGCTGGTTATTATGTTATTACAGTTGAATATATAGATAGTAGTAATACTTTTGGTGATAATGATGATATTATCGTTAATTTTGTTGCTACTGGTGATGCTTATGGTACAAGTGGTTCAAGCGGTACAAGTGGTACTGACGGTTCATCAGGGACAGATGGTTCAAGCGGTACAACAGGAACTTCAGGGACAAGTGGTACTACAGGTACTTCAGGGACAAGTGGTACTGACGGCACAAGCGGTACAACAGGAACTTCAGGGACAAGTGGTACTACAGGTACTTCAGGGACAAGTGGTACTGACGGCTCATCAGGAACAGATGGCTCAAGCGGTACTAGCGGCTCAAGCGGTACTAGCGGCTCAAGCGGTACTAGCGGCTCAAGCGGTACATCTGGTTCTTCAGGGACAGATGGTACAAGCGGTACTGATGGTTCATCAGGGACAGATGGTTCAAGTGGAACAAGTGGAACATCAGGAACAGACGGAAGTAGTGGAACATCAGGTACATCAGGTACATCAGGAAGTAGTGGAACATCAGGGACAGATGGAAGTAGTGGAACATCAGGTACATCAGGGACAGATGGTTCAAGCGGTAATGATGGTGCTGCTAGCTCACCATATACATTTAGTGAAGTTGTATCAGCT